AGCGCCGCAGGCGCCGGGTCCGGCGGCGGGATCGTCACCCAACTCAAGGCCCGGTTCGACCCGAACGTCGGCGGTGCGGGCGGCCCGTCCGGCAACGGGTACTTCCGGTTCTGATCAAGCCGCGAGACAGCGGGCCCCGGCCTCCCAAGGAGGCACCGGGGCCTGTTGCCGTATAAGGGGATGTGCCGGGCGGCCCGGATCAAGGAGCCCTGGTAGCTCTGACGAGCATCCGGTCCCGGCACCGGGGACGAAGCCCGAGCCTGATACCTTCCAGGCCCACCTGGAGGCAGGCCATGGCGTAGCGGGTTCGGGCTGACTCCGCACCAAGTTCTGGAAAACTGGATAGGGATAAACGTGGGCCGGGCCGCTTGAGCCCACCCGGTTTACAACCTGAAGTCGAGGCCGCGAGGTTGCGGCCAGCGGCCCGGCCCCAAACCTCAGCCCCTCCTCTGGCTCCCCCGGGGAGGGGCTGGGTGCTGCCGGTGCCGATTACGTCGGCAAGCCAAGTAACGGCTCAGGCCAGGGATGTGAGGCGCAAGCCCCCGCAGGCCGGATCCTCCCGGATCGCTGCTACAGATAACAGCAGACGACCGGAGGGATCGGGCAGTGCCTGACATCTCGCTTCTGGAGCCCATGGTCCTGCGTGGTGTGGTGGAGAAGTTCACCACCCCCGAATCGCTCCTGATGCTCAACCGCATGGATCAGACCCCGTGGCCGTTCCCGAGCGCCACCTGGGACGTGGTGAAGGGCTCGCGGCTGCTGGCCAAGCCCAACGTGCCGAACTCCGAGGCGCACATCGTGGCCCGGCTCGGCCGGTCCCAGGAGTCGGCGGCCTTCATCTACCTTCGCGAGAAGAAGGTGTTTGAGCCCACGACCCTGCACTGGCTGCGGCTGCCCGGCGAGATTGCCACGGTCAACGCCGAGCAGGCGGTGCTGCGGGAGATCAACGACCTGAACTACCGCTTCGACAACTTCGCGGAGTGGAGCATCTGGCAGGCCCTGGGCGGCGGGATCTCCTACTCCTACAACGACGTGATTGCGACGGTGGACTACAAGTTCCCGTCCAGCCACTTCGTGACCCCGGCGACGGCATGGGTGAACAACACGTCGCTGACCTACGCGACCGGCGGCGGCGCCAACACCGACCTGAGCCAGGCCAACACCAACCTGAGCGCGGGCGCTGGCACGGTCACCTACGCCACGCCCTTCCAGATCATCGAGGACGTGCGGTCCTGGAAGCGGATCGTCCAGATTCACGGGCGGGTGCCGTGCCGCGAGGTGTTCGCCACCTCGGTCACCATGGCCGCGCTGATGGAGGCCTGGGTCCACGCAGGCGCCGGATCCACCGTCAACATCCCGGCGAGCATGCTGTCCGACCGGATGAAGGACGAGTACTACTCGACCGGCATCATCTCCGGCTTCCTCGGCCTGACCTGGACCCAGGTGGAGCAGGTCTACGAGAACGACAGCGGCAACCTGACCTTCTTCGTCCCGGACGGCCAGGCCTACCTCGGTAACTACACCGACCAGCGGCCGGTGGAACTGCTGATCGGCCCCACCGCCGACGACGAGGCCCCGGACGGGTTCACCGGCAAGTTCACGAAGACCTGGAAGGAGAAGGACCCCTCCGCGAGGCAGTACCTCATGGAGTGGAACCTGCTCCCCGTGATCACCCGCCCGGAGCAGATGGTCGTGGCCACCGCGCTCATCAGCAACGGCTCCAGCGCGCCGACCAGCTACTGGAACGGCGGTGCGGGCACGATAGACTAGTTCGCTGACCTGCGGAAACGCGCTCTGGCCGGAAGGCTGGGGCGCGTTTCTGTTTGCCTGCCTGCTACTCCGTTCCAGTGGCCGCCGCCCGCTTCTCCCGTAATAGTGGGAAGCTACGAACTTCCCCGAGGAAGGAATGCTCCCATGCGCAGTGCCCTGGCAGTCCTCACCGCTGCTGTGTCCGCAGCGGTGCTCGCGGTGTGCGTGCCTGCCGCCGCCCAGTCCCGCAGTTGTGTTCTCCACGTCAGCGTGGGCCACAACCGCACCCAGACCACCGCGACCGCGACCAGCAACACCTGCCACTGGTGGTACTGGCCCTACGGTGTGTTCAACGACCCGGGCGGCCCGGCCCAGCACGACGGGCGTGGCAGGCAGTCCGGTACCGGCTACGTGATTGACACCGAGTCCAACGGCAACGTGCTCGGTGGTTACAAGTACACCGAGGGCACCAAGACCATTCACACGGTGCCGACGTACTAGACCGCTGTTCCTGATTATCACGCTGATCCGTAACAGCAGTATGAGCAGACACGGACAGCGCAGGGAGGCCGCACAGTGGGCCCGGCAGTTGCGAAAGCTGCCGGGCGTCACCGTGGAGCTTTCCGCCCACTACAAGGTGTACCTGCACGGCAAGTTCGTGAGCACGTTCGGGTTCTCCCCGTCATGCTCACGGTGGCTGGCCAACAGCAGGGCTGATCTGCGGAGGGCAGGTATCCAGCTATGAGTAACGCGAGATCACTGGACGTTCACGTCGCTATCGGAGTCCCTGGCTGGGTAGAGGCGGAGCTTGCTATCCGCATCGCCCTGGAGGACGCCATCGACCTGGCTTCAGACCAGGATCAGATGACCTGGCTGACCGATCACGGCAAGCGGATCGCCGCCATCGTCCCGGTGGACGTGGCCGAGCGGTACGCCCAGGACTACGGGGCGATTCCCAGGACGTGAGCTTCACCATCGCCTTCACCGTCTCCGGGCAGCGCGAGCACTACCTGCGCAAGGCCCTGGATAGCTGGGCCCACGTCCGTGGCATCCAGGACGCGCACCTGCTGTTCCGGATCGACCCGATGCGCCCGGTCCACAACCGCTTTCCGGTGGGTGAGTTCGAGGCGTTCCTGCGGCGTAGCTTCGCCAGCAGCACAGCCGCCGTCAACGAAGTCCGGCTCGGGCCGACAGGCAACACCCGGGAGGCCATGCGCGCCGCCTTCCTGAACCGGCCAGATGACTTCGTGATTTTGGCCGAGGAAGACCTGGTGGTGGCCGACGACGTGCTGGAGTGGTTCACCTGGGCGCAGCGCTACCGCGACGACCCAGCCATCCAGACGGTCTGCGGGCACGCCCACAACTCCAACGGGACCGCGAGCCAGGCGGTGCGGGTGCCGTGGTTCTCCCCGCTGCTGTGGGGCACCTGGCTGGACCGCTGGACCGGGTTCATCGAGCCCGGCTGGGGCGGCCTGCCTGATAACCCCGGCGCGTGGGACGCCCGGCTGCGTGACCGGATCGCTGGTGCCGGCCTGTTCACCCTGTTCCCGGCCCGGTCCCGGGTGCTGCACATCGGTGAGGTGTCCACGCTGACCCCTGGCCTGCTGGCCGAGTATTTCTTCGAGGCCAGCCAGAGCAAGGTCTTCAGCCCCGGCTACCCACCGCAGGAGTTCACCGAGGTGACCGGGGACAGCATCCGCATCCTGGTCTGATGCCGCCCTGGCGATTATCCTGGGGGCCGAAGGGAGCAGTCATGGCCGATGGCAAGAAGAAGCACCAGGGCACCACCGTCCTGCGGGACAACCCCGCCGTTGACCCGGTGAAGGTGTGGCGGGAGGGTTACCAGTCGCCGCCGACGCTGGCCGAGCAGCTAGCTGAGCCTGAAGCGCAGGAGATTCCGGTGCCCGGTCACGAGGAGACCCACCAGTACGGTGAGGACGGCCCGGACGATGAGGAACTGGAGCCCGGTGATCCCGAGCCGGATCCGCTGACCGCCCCGAAGGTCACCGAGTTGCTGGCGGATCCGCCCCCCGAAGAGGGCGGGGTGATTCCGCTGGAGGTGGTGCCCGGCCCGGGAGTGGCGGAGATGATCCAGCTTCAGCAGAGGATGTTCCCGCCTGCACCGGCCGCTGACCCTGCGAACCTGCGGGAGGTGTGCACCAGCGGCCACGAGTCTCCCTGGGGCGCCAAGTTCTGCCAGGAGTGCGGCATCCCGTTCCAGGTCACCGCCGCAGACTGGACCTGCCAGAACGGTCACCTGATTGACGCCTCCGCCAAGTTCTGCCAGGAGTGCGGGGATGCCAGGCCCGATCTGAGAGCGCCCGTGGCCGGGGCTGGGGTGGCCGCTGAGCTATCCGCACGGGTCACCCCTGAGTCCATGCTGTCCCCCGAGGAGAAGGCTGCCAGGGCCGCCCAGCACGCCGCCGCGCTGCGGATGGGCGCGGAGAACCCGAACGTGGTCTTCCAGAGCGGCAACCCTGGCCGTCCCGGCGTCTGGCTGCACGTTCGCAAGAGCGGCTGGACCGTCTTCGGGGTGGTCTGGATGCGCGCGCAGAACATCTACCTGGAGGAGGGCACCCCGCGCTGGGCCGAGGCCCAGGACTGGATCCACCTGGACGAGGCCGCGCAGACGGCCCGGTGGGGCCGGGAGTGCTTCCGGCTGGGGAAGTGGCCGGGCAAGCAGTCCTACGCGGACATCACCGAAGCTGATTACCAGCGGATCGGCGGCAGTAATGTCCCGACCCCGGAGCAACTGGCCGCTGCCGACCGGGCCGAGGCTGCCAGGGCCGGCGGAGTGCCCCCGCCCATGTACGCGGGCGGCAGCATGGCTGGCTTCAGGCCGTAACAGCGCCAGGGGCGTGAGCAGGGACTTCTGCGGGTTTGCCCTGCGCGTGGCGGTGAAGCCGACCCGCGTCAGCCGCCACCACGCTCCCGCCCGATTCATAGGGCATGGGCGCTTACGAGTTCAGGCTTCTGGAGCACAACTTCAACCCCGGCGACCCGAACGTTGACGCCGGACGAGGCTCCCGGGCCGACGTGGACCGGCTGTCCCGGGACGGCTGGTGGGTGGAGGCCAGCACAGTCGCCTACCCTTACGTCCACATCCTCTGGAAGCGGCCCGTGGGCGGCCCCGAGGCCAGGGCTCCGGAGAACCACGACATCTGCCAGGAGAAGCAGGCGGCCTTGCAGGCCAACGTGGAGCAGGCCATCGCTGAGCGCGACACGGCCCTGGCGAACGCGGAGAAGCACGAGGCCGACGCCCGGCAGATGGCCGCCCTGCGCGACCAGGCGGTGAGCCAGGCAGCCCAGCTTCAGCGCCAGCTTGCTGCCCAGACGCCCGATTCCTAAGGCGTGCTGCCGCTCCCGACCGTCACCGAACTGGCCGAGTTCACAGGCCGCCCCGAGGCCAGCTACTCCAGCTACGCCACGGCGTGCATCATGCAGGCCGCGCTCATGCTCACCTTCCACACCGAACTGACCCCGAACGACTGGCCGAACCTAGGCGGGATCGTCGGGAACGGGATGACGACAGAGGACTGCCAGCAACTGGCCACCAACGGCATCCTGGCCATGGCCGACTACCTGTTCTTGCGCCAGCCCTTCCAGCAGGTGATCGCCTCGCCGCTCATGAATGAGACAATCGGAAGCTACAGTTACGGCAAGGCCGAGGCCGAGGTGGCCCGCAACGCAGCCGCCCTGGAAGTCACGGGTGAGCGCACCAACGTCGTCTTCTACGACATGGCCGTGCAGTACCTGGCCAAGCGGCAGATTGCTGGCGGCGTTTTCTCTGGCGCCATCACGGTGTTCGAGGACGACAGCTTCAGGTACGACAACGCCGCCCTGGAGATCCGCGAGCAGGACGGCAGGATGGTGCTGCTCGGCCCGGCCATGCGGGAGCAGTTCGACATTCCGTTCAGCATCAGCAGCCCGGTCTTCCCGTCCGATCCGGGGATCTGAGATGGACAAGAACCAAGAGTCGCAGCAGCCTGATTACGAGCAGAGCGTCCAGCCCAAGTGGTGGGAGCGCCTGTTCGGTTACCTGTTCCTGCTGCTGCCGTGGAACTGGGGCGGCGGATGACCACCCCGTTCACGCCCAGGATCCCGCCGCCAGGACCGCAGCGGGCTCTGTACCGTTCGGTGGCCAGCGTCACCCGGCTCACCGCCGCGCTCCAGCCCACGGGCG